CATTCTCCAATGTCATTTAAATCATATTGTAAACGACTTGGGCCGTTACCTACTATTGTGAGCATAGTTCTATAAGTCTCTTCTTATACTTATCGTGGTCAAAAGACACGAATGATTTGTATTTGTTTATCTTCACTGAGATATCAGGATACACTACCTTTTCTGAGATTAGTTTATCCCAGTCTTTTGTAAATCCAATAATCTCATCCATAATACAGATGGTTTCTAGTGACACCTGTTTACTCATATAAGCTTTTAGTAAACGAGGATGTTGACCATTCATAACTTTGAGAAGAGTGTCTATCTTAAACTTTCTAAGTTGGTCTGACACTTCTGTGTCAAACATGTAAGATAGTTTTTGGTTTCTCTTCTTCCAATCTCTATACACTCTATCTGCTTCTTCCGTTAACAGGTCACCTGCCCACTGGTCTTTAAACGATAGATTTGCAATATAGAAATCCTGTAAATCTTGTTTGTATGTTTTATAGAGTTTACCGAAATGGTATTTGTCCTTTCTCTTTAGAAAAGAATGAATGTCTGCTTTCACTTTACCATTGTATTTGATAAAATTGTAGTCCTTGGAATTGAAGTGTAACTTAATCCCAAGGTACAATGTATATGCATCATATCCTTCTCTACTTGTCATTTAAGTGACAATCTTAGAGTCAGGTTTAACGATTGAACTAGTTGCAGTTGCATGTGCTTCTGTAACTTTATCGTTTGATTTTGCAATGAACACATAAGAACCAAACACCATATTGTCAGGGTTCTCTTCACCTGTTACTGCAACACCACGTGCAAATCCCATACCACCCTCAGGGTTGGCAACAATCATACGTGGTTTATTGAGTGTCAACGGTTCAAATGTTTCAAGTACACCAACGTACTCACCACTTGTAGCAACGACACTTACTGTATCACCTTTATTCATAGTATACTCCTAATTACTAAAGAATGAAGTAATTGTCCCTTGTGAACCTTTACCTCGATTAATTAACTTTAGAGACTGTGCTTCAGCCTCTAACTTTTCTCTAAGAGGGTCACTTAGTAACCTCTTAGTACTTTCAGGTTCAATGTTGTTCAGTTCGCATACACGACATATCGCATCCATTACACCTGCCTTACCATTTCTAATAAGTTTTTCCACTTGTTCTGTGAAGTCTTTCTTACTAATCATGATAATGGGGCGCCTTCATGTTCTAAATCGAAGTTCTCAATCCAGTCCATCATAACTCTATAGTAGGCATAATATGTTGGACTATGTCCATTCATATCCATACCTTCACCACCTTCAGCATAAGGGGTCTCTAAGTAGTCAAGCAGTGCTTGACATTCATCTAAGTGAACTTCGGTAAGTTCGTCTGCACTTCCTATTTCAAGATACTCTAACATATTATTATATGCATTATCGTATGCTTCTTGATGAATCCAATCATCTGCTTTGTGAAATATCTTACCCCAATTCCAATCTTGTTTTAGATTGAATTTATTTTCATCATAAAAATCTGCCATTTTATCCCCCTTTTAGAATATTAAGTTGTTCTGATTGATAGTTAGAAATAACGTCCCATACATTATCATAGTATGGTTCTTGTATTGCATCATAATCAATTAGGTCATAGAAGTCTTCTTGTTGTTCGAGAAGTTCTGATTTAGCAATTCCTTCTTGTTCTGCAACTATTTCTAATGCATTGTTGAAGTCTTCACTATACTCTTCTGACCATCGTTCAAAGATTTCTTCGTTATCTAATTCAACACCATCGATGCAAGTATCCTTTCCACCATTGCCATCATCTACTGGTTCAAAAAAGTAGACACCTGCAAAGTTAGGTGCTTCATCTGTATAGTGGATTGTTGCAGTTGCATCAGGTGACACTTTCAATAATGCACCATGCAATGCTTCCAAGTAGTCCGTAGGTGGACTCCATGCACTTTCACCATACACTGTAAAGGTAGTATCGTAACTATCCGTGTCATCAATTGTTGCCCACTTGGGCCCACATTCACTTAGATTCTGACCTTCAAACTCAGTTTGATGTAGGTCATCCTTTCCCTCAAATACATTTCCGAGGAATTTTTGTCCTTCTTCGTTGACATTTTCAATGTCAAAACTAAAGGTTACATGATTTGCCATAATTATACTCCGTAAAGATTTTGATATTGATTACGTAATCCGACCAACTCGTCCACATAATCCACTGGATTACAAAAGAACATTTGAAAATTACCATCAGGTAAACAGACTAATGCCATACACTCATCGACTGGAACTCCTGTGAGTTCTTCGACCATTAATGCATATGCAGTCATTTGGACATACCAAGGTTTTGCATACTTCTCTTGTTTAAATTTGTTTGATGTCTTGAAGTCAATGATGCATAATGAATCATCATATAGACCCACACAGTCAACACGACCAGCCATCTTTAAGTGTCTTGAATAAAGGGGTGCTTCTAGTGCAAGGGGTGTTATCTCATCTAACACTGGTTTCACACCTTTAAACATTGCCTCTTCTAAAATGTTTTTAAATTCAATGTATGGTTTATCTTTTCGAAGATAGTCTTCAATGTGTTGGTGAATACGAGTACCACGTGATGCAGCTTTAGTTGACACACGGTTTGCTTCTTCTTCACCTACACGTTCTCTCCATAGTTTAATTTGGTCTCTAGTTAAGAGACTGGTAACAGTAGTGACACTAGGATATTTGTTTCCTACTGAATCTACATAGAATCTTTTGCCGTCTATTGTTTCTGTGTGAAGGTCAAGATGTTCTAAATCAGTAATCTCCAGTGTACTCGTTTTAATTTCCATAATCTATTTTACTTCTTTTTTGACTGGATGTCACGGTGTTTTTTGATAATACCTACAGTTTTTTCTCGTTTGATATCTTTGGTTCCATACTCATTGTAAACATTAGAGCCTGGATGTGCATCACCTATCTTTGACATTACCTCTTTGAATCCACCATCACGTTTATCTTTTACTGATACACCACTGACAATACTAGGTGCAGTGACTCGTGATTCAAGATGTGGGTTGGATTCTTTGAACTCATCTAACTTAGTGTAAGACATGAAGTGTTCTTCAAGTTCATTTGTTTCTGTATTCAGAAATACATATGTTGGCATATCACGTTCCCATAAATGAAGGGACGTTTCGATTAGTCCACTTCGCAAAGTCTTTTTTGTATTTATTGTAGTAATTTTGATATGCTTCAATGACGTTAACATTCTTAACATCGTCAGGCATTGCACATGGAGGTGCAGAGAATAAACCCTTGTCCATGTTCTTAGGCAGTCTTTCTAATACGTCTCTGAGTAGAGAGTCAGTCTTGTGGACTTTACCATATCGATATGTGTATTCGTCACACAATGCACAGAACAGTTTGTAAAGGTATTCATAGTTACCAGTCTTCTGACGTGTCCATATTGCAGTAGGGTGATTGATGTGTGATGCTTTGTATAACAATGCATCCATGTATGCACTAGGGTGTTCCCACCTACGAATGTTTCTACCGTTTGCAGTCTTGTCCATCCACTCATTACCGTCTAACATACGATGAGCAGTAGACATCAATTGAGCATACTCAATAATCATTTTGACTACGTGTTTATCGCAGTGCAACTCTGCACACTTCTTTGGTTTCCTGTGTAAGTAAAATAAATTCATAATTGTTTAATCTCCGATAAGAACTCTTCAACGTTTTTCCATGAAAGATGTCCTATCACATCATCAGTGATACCACTAGTATAACATAAGTCACCGTCTTCGTCTATGGTAAAATCTAAAACTGCTAGTTCCCATAAACCATTTTTACCACCGTATGAGAAATCATGTTTAACTACACTTGCACCATAACCATTTGGAAATGCATACTTATGTTGCACTCCATTGTTAACATAATTAGTATTCTTAAGATACTCTCTAAACCTTTCTACTGTATCATACATAATTTCCTCTACTTATAAAATAAATGATTATCAATGGTTGTTGTTCTGTTGAGAC